TTTGATAACCCTTCTGCGAATACGATGCAAAACAATGCAACCGCAAATAGTTATCCAGAACATTTAATAAAACCTAAATATGTAGAAGATAAATCAGTTTTTTATAAGAAATCTGGATATTTAAAAGATCTATTAGGAGAGGAAAAATAAAATGTCTTTATGGGGTTCTTACGATTCAAAAACAGCATCTGGTACAATTGCTATTGATACATCAGGTGCGGTTACAGGTTCATCTACAGCATTTACAACAGAACTTGCTGTTGGTGATTGTATTTCTGCAGCAAACATCGATTTCTTTGTTTCTGCCATTACATCAGATACTGCTGCAACTGTTGTTGCTGGTATTCACCCAAATGCAACAATCTCAGCTATTGGTGCAGGAAATACTTATAACATTAGTAACAAGCCAAAGTATATTGCTTATGCTGATGGTACAGGCCTAAACTCAAATCAAATCTATGGTGTTAGTGCTTCTGAAACAAACGTTTCAAATGGTGCTATCCGTGAATTTATCATTACTAAAGCTGGTTCAGGATATTCTGTAAATGCAGCATTGACATTTACTGGTGGCACATATGATACAGCAGCAACTGGTGGTGCAAACAATACAACAAATGGTGCTATCATTACAACTGGCCGTGTTACTTCATTGCGCCTTGCAAATAATGGTATCAACTATACAGTTCTTCCAACAGCAACTGTATCTCCACCAGCGGCACAAACATTTAATGCTAACACTCAAGTTCAGACATCAAATGATGCCATTTCAATTGGTACAGCAAACAGTAAGTTCCTTGTTGGTGATTTGGTAACATACACTGTTGCATCAGGTAATACTGCACTAACAAACCTAACAAGTGGAACACAGTATTACATTTCATTTGCCAATACAACAGCTGTTGCTCTTTCAGCAACATCGGGCGGTGCAAATATTAACCTTACAGCATCAACAATCTCTGAAACAGGTCACTCCCTACAGGGTGAAACAGCAACTGTTGTTCCTGTTCTTTCAGGTTCACATGATTCTGCTCATGCTGGCTGGGTGCATCGTCGTATGGGAACAGGTGGTCTTTCTGGCCGTGTATACTATGAAACATTGGTTGCAATGGGATCATTGGCAGGCGACGCATCAGACGATAACGTAATCCCTGACGCTTAATATTAAGGAAATACCATGACAGCTTATAAGATCACTGATCTTACAGCAGCAACAACGGTAGCAAATACGGATCTGTTAGTAGTTGTAACAGATCCGGTTGCTAACCCTACTACTAAAAAAATTACAATTAGTAATTTTTTTGCTAATGTTGTTGTTCAGGCCCGTTTTGCAAACACATTAACATCAAATACACTTATATTTGGTAATAGAACAACACCATCTACATCTTCAGATACAGTTGCATCAGGAACAATGTGGTTTGATACTAATTACATTTACTGTGCAACAGCAGCAAATACTATTAAAAGGGTGGCTTTAAGTTCATTTTAATTATGGTCAATATGGATAGGTTGGACGAATCTAATTTTCTACTTTATGCTGCAAAACATTATGATAACCCGCAATGTTTCGATACTTTAGAATTTTATGAAGATTTAAAAAGATTTAAATATATAAAAAGACTTTTTAATCGTTATGAAGAAGATGGAGAATTAAAGGAAAGATTAATTCTCAATCATATTGTAATATTGTTTAATTTGTTTGGCGTAGAGCCGGCAGTAAGAATGATGTTTCTTAAATGTAGAGGTCAAGAACATTTATTGAAACCATTTCTTATCACTTTAAACAATTTACCAGAGAGGGTATATAATATAGGTGTTGAAAATATTACTATTAAGACATCGGAAATACCTGATGAAAATTACATAACAAAAGCATTGAGACACATATGATTTTAGATTCACTGGCTGTTTATCAGATAATCAGAAAACTAACAACACCATTTGTTCAGATGCCCGCATATCGTATCGGGTTCATCGATGATATGGGTAATTTTAAAAAACCCTATAATGATCTAACTTCCAATGAAAAACAATTAGTAACATTGCTCGATGTGTTTGTTATTAATGTTAAAAGATTACTAGGTAAATTGCCTGGTGGTAAAACAAGACTTGCCTCATTTGCTGCAGCATTATACTTATTGAAAGTAACACCAAAAGTAAATGAGAGTAACTACAATGATTATCTCTTCACATTAGAAGAAGATTTTGAAATCGCATATGCATCAGTTGAATTAATGCAAGAAGATGTTCCTGCAAATGCGACAGGTGCTGCTGTTGCTGGTATGGATCCAACAACTCTTGGTGTTCCTGTCAAGGCACAAAAGAAATATATTAGACAAAATAACAGATCAGTAAATTTTTTATTAGGAATGACAAGACGTAAACCGCCTGTAAAAATTGGTGAAGATACGACTCTTGAATATCATACTGAATTAAATCCAAAGATTTGGGATGAGCATTTAAATCTTAGACCAGAAGTTCATGGTAAATTATTACAGATTGCCGAGGCCTGGAGATTGTTTGCAAAGATACCCCTCAATAAGGTAATGGATATCATCTTGACAGGTGGTAATGCAAATTATAATTATACTCCACTATCAGATCTTGATGTTCATCTTGTAATCGATAGAAATAATTTTAGTGTCGATAGAGAAATGGTTGATGAGTATCTCCAAGACAAAAAAATGTTATGGTCTCTCACACATTCTGATATTAAAATTTACGGATTTCCTGTAGAATTATATGCTCAAGACATCAATGAGATGCCACATTCTGGACAGGGTGTATATTCTGTGTTAAAGAATGAATGGATTCAATTGCCTGAAAATTATCATCTTGATTTTTCTAACGATACAATGTTACAAGATAAAGTAGATTTTTATAAAACCATGATTGATAAGCTTATCACTGATCGTGCAGATAAGGCAACCTTTGATAAATTAAAAGATAAAATTAAAAATATGAGAGGTGCTGCCATTGCAAAAGGTGGTGAGTTCTCATTTGAAAATCTTGTATTCAAGGATCTTCGCAATCAAGGATATCTTGATAAGATGTCAGAGTATGAACGTTCTATGATGGATGGAGCCTTGTCTCTTAAATGATTGGTTTCTTTTTAGGTCTCGGTAGAATACCCATGATGATCGTTGCTGGAATGGCATTGATCTCTGCTTTCTATGGCTGGCTACTTGTTCATGATCACAATCTAAGAAATGAAATTATAGCTGAGTTTAATCAGCAACAAGAAGATTTATTGCGCGAAAAGGAAAGGATATTTGTATCTCAACTGCAAGAATTACAAAAACAAAATGATATTTTGGTTTCTCAGGCAAGGGATAAAGAAGTAATCTATGAAACGCAAGTTATTACAATCGAAAAAGAAGTACAAACCAAAGATAAAACAGACGAGGCTCCAGAGTACTACAAGCAGCTTCTCAAGCAAATGCAAAAGACCTATGGAGAAAAAAAGTGAAGAATATATTAGTGCCGGTGATAGCGTTGCTTATACTGTCTGGATGCTCAACTCCTGCAATTAAACTGATTGCCCCTGAATATAAAGTCGTATCCCCTCCAGAATCACTATACAACTGTCCTCAGGTCAATCAGTTTAAGCCAACAGGAAAGTTGACTAATGAACAAGTTGGTCAACTTATCCTGAAGCTTCAAAAGAATAATATGATTTGTAAAGATAGTCTTGATAACATTCACAAGTACATCGATGAGGCAAAAGCAAACATCGAGAAAAAAGGTTGACAATTATTAAATCTCTATTATAATAAACCTATGGTTTTTAATTGGGGATTATAGAATGTCTACATTATGGTTAGATCAGAAATTTGCTTCACTAGCTGGTACACAGTTGGAGCAATTCAAGGTTACTAAGACTAGACCTTACATGGCTCGTTTTAGATGTCCTATCTGTGGTGATAGTAAACAAAACAGATATAAGACTAGAGGACATTTTTACGAGCATGATGGTAGAATTAATTTCAAATGTTTTAATTGTAGTCATAGTTGCTCAGTTGGCAATTTTATTCGCACAATTAACCCGACTCTCTATGGTGAATACCGAATTGAAAGACTTAGAGAAGAAGGTATCGGAATTGGAGAAGAACCGAAGCAGTTCAAGTCTGAGATAGATAAGTGGTCTTCTCGACGTATTGATCATTTCGAGCCTTTCAAACAGCTGAAAAAAATTTCTCAGCTTCCCGTAAATCACCCGGCAAAACAATATATTTTGAATAGGAAAATACCTCCTAATCAACATTTTAGAATTTACTATTCTCATACATATTGTTACTGGGTAAATCAGATCATCCCAAATAAGTTCAGTAGTAAGGCACTCGCATTTGACGAGCCGAGAATTGTTTTGCCTTTTATTGATTTGAACGGATACGTATTTGGTTGTACTGGTAGAGCACTCGAAAAAGATTCTAAGCTAAGATACTCAACAATCATATTTGACGAAACAAAGGAAAAAGTCTTTGGACTCGAAACAATTGATAGACGCAAACCTGTTTACATTGTTGAAGGTCCTATTGACAGTATGTTTCTTACTAATTGTTGTGCTATGGCTGGCTCAGATGTCCGGTTGAATAATATTGCTGATCCTGATAAACTAGTAGTAGTGTATGATAATGAACCTCGTAATAAAGAGATTGTCAAGAAAATTAATAAGGCAATTGAACAGGGGTTCAAGGTGTGCATCTGGCCTGATAGTATCGAACAAAAAGACATTAATGATATGGTAACAGTCGGAGGACTTGATGGTCCTACCGTCCAAGCTATTATTGACAATAATACATTTCAAGGATTAGCAGCAAAGATGAGGATGCAACAGTGGAGCAGAGTGTAGAAAGATGGATAGTTCAGGTTGAGCAAGATGAATGGGGCTTTCCCTGTATTACTATTCCTGATTCATTGCTTGCAGTATTACAATTAGATGTTGGTGATACTATTTCATGGATTGATAACAATGACGGTTCGTTTACATTAAAGAAGAAGAAAGAAGAAGAAGATGACAGCATATAAAGATACCAAGAAACTATTATCCGATGCAAAGTTCTTTGAGGGGTATGCAAGGTATATTGATGGAGAAGGTCGTTACGAGACATGGAAGGAAGCGGTTGATCGTGTAATGAAAATGCACGCAAGTTTCTATGCTGATAAGATGTCAGTGAAGCTTATGACTCTTATGGACGAGGCAACAACTGCCTATAAACAAAAATTAGTTCTTGGTGCCCAACGTGCACTACAATTTGGTGGTGAACAACTATTTAAACACCAGATGCGTATGTATAATTGTACTTCTTCTTATGCTGATCGTCCAGAATTTTTTGGTGAAGTATTCTATATCCTATTGTGTGGAGCTGGTGCTGGCTTCTCAGTTCAGTGGCATCACATTAATAAAATACCCAAGATTACTCATCGTCCAAAGGCACCTAAAGTTCATATTGTAGAAGATTCTGTTGAGGGTTGGGCAACAGCTCTTGATGTTCTTATGTCTTCATTCTTCGAGAATGGTGGTAAATATCCTGAGTATGCTGGTCGTAAGGTTGCGTTTGATCTTTCACAGATTAGACCAAAGGGTTCAAAGATTTCCGGTGGTTTTAAGGCACCTGGATCAGAACCTCTTCGCCGCTCATTAGATCGCATTGAATATCTTCTAACAGGATTGACCTTAAATGAAAAATCTTCATCACTACGCCCAATCCACGTTTATGATATTGTTATGCATGCTGCTGATGCTGTGTTGGCTGGTGGGGTTCGCAGGTCTGCTACTATATGTCTATTCTCTCCAGATGATACTGAAATGGCTAACGCCAAGACAGGCAATTGGTGGTCTGATAATCCTCAGCGTGCTCGTTCTAACAACTCTGCTGTTATTGTAAGAGATGAAATTACAAGAGATCAATTTGCAACATTGATGAAGACAATTAAAGAATTTGGTGAACCTGGGTTCTTCTTTGTTGATCATAAAGACATGACAACAAATCCTTGTGTCGAGATTGGTATGTGGCCACAAATTGATGGAAAGTCTGGATGGCAAGGTTGTAACCTCACTGAGATCAATGGTGGTATGTGTTCAGATAAAGAAACATTTTTTAAGGCGTGTCGAGCATCTGCAATCTTAGGAACACTACAAGCTGGATATACAGATTTTAAATTTCTTTCTTCAACAACCAAAGAGATCTTTGATAAAGAAGCTTTGTTAGGTTGCTCTATTACAGGTTGGATGAACTCACCAGACATTCTTTTTGATGAGGAGATTCTAAATGAAGGTGCAAAAATCATTAAGGAGGTTAATGAGCAGGTCGCTGCGCTTATCGGAATTAATCCTGCTGCACGTACTACTTGTGTCAAGCCTAGTGGTAATGCTTCTGTACTTCTCATGACAGCATCCGGTATTCATGCCGAACATGCTCCAATGTATATTCGCAACATTCAACTCAATAAAGAGACTGAAGTTGCAAAGGTCATTAAGCGTATTAATCCTAATATGGTCGAAGAATCTGCCTGGTCAGCTGGAAAGACTGATTATGTTGTATCATTCCCAATTATTAGTAAACAAGGTTCCATATATAGAGATGAACTCGTTGGTGTTAAACATCTTGAGATGATCAAGAAAGCACAAGAACATTGGGTTAATGCTGGCACGGTTGTCGAACGTTGTTCCCATCCTGCTATTCGTCATAATGTATCAAACACAGTAACAGTTGATGAATGGGAGTCTGTAGAACAATATGTTTTCGATAATATTAAATATTACGCAGGTATTAGCTTCTTGGGCCTATCAGGGGATAGAGATTATTATCAAGCACCTAATACTGATGTTAAAACGTCTGCCGAAATAGTAGAACTATATGGTGCAGGAGCAATTATGGCATCAGGATTAATTGTTGAAGCATTAAAGAGCTTTGATAACCTTTGGCTTGCTTGTATGACCGTTTATGGTTATGGTGATGATCTTTCTGCTGATAACCATCAGAACACATTGAAGAAAGACTGGATTCGTCGTTTTAATAAATTTGCTGAAAATTATTTTGATGGTGATATCAAGAAGACAGAAATGTGTTTCAAGGATGTATACTTACTTCATAAGTGGGAAAAGATCCAACAGACTGTAAAAGATATTAAATGGGAAGAAGAGCTCACGGAAGTTAAATATATAGATGTGGATACTATTGGATCAGCAGCATGTGTGGGTGGTGGATGCGAACTGTTCTAACTCCCTGCGAGAAGACTTGTGTCTTAGAAGAAGATAAACACCATTGTGCTGTGTGTGGAAGAACAACGCAAGAAATTGCAGAGTGGTCTTCCATGCCACACTCACAGAGAAAAGAAATTGTTAAAAGACTAAAGGAATCAAAAAATGGATTGGGAAACACTAATCGACGCACTTCTCGATAATGTCAAAGACGCTGATGCCCGTCAAGACATATATTCAAAATTGTTAGCAAACTGTGATTATACTGAAACAGATCTTATTGATGAATCAATGGGTGTTGATGCGGCATTCGATATTGCAGCTCAAGAATTTCTTGATAATCTAGATATTACTAGTGACGATGAAGACGAAGAGTATGAAGAAGACGAAGATTACGATGAATTAAATCTAGAGGAAGAATGAGAATTGTAGGGATAGATTACTCCCTAACATGTCCTTGTGTATGTGTATACAATCCGAATAAAGGTAAATTTAAATTTGAAAATTGTAATTTTTATTATCTGACCACAAATAAGAAATACATTTTAAAAGAAAAAAATATTACTGGTAATGAAGGAAATACAGACTACAAAAGTGATGAAGAAAGATATTTTAACATTGCATTGTGGGTGATGAAAAATATCGGCAAAAAAGATATCGTATACTTAGAAGGATATTCGTTGGGGTCCAAAGGATTAATTTTTAACATAGCAGAACATACTGGTCTGTTAAAGCATATGCTTTGGGCTTTCGATGTAAAAATGAATGTGGTTCCTCCAACTGTCAATAAGAAATTTGCGACAGGCAAAGGAAATGCTAATAAAGAATTGATGCAGGAAAAATTCATTGAAGAAACTGGCTTTAATTTAAAAGATATGTTAAAAATGACAGATAAGCAATGGAATCCTTCATCAGATATTATTGATGCTTATTATCTATGTAAATATGGAGCAAATGAAAATGTTACCTGAATGGCTCAAGAAATTCTTTCGTGGTACACGAGAGGAAGTAAAACAAACTGAGGCAGCAATCAATTCACAGATTACTGATGCTGTTACTCAAGTGAAACAAGAAGTTGCTGATGCAGCGGTTGAAATTACAGAGAAGGTTGCTGAGAAGGCAAAGAAGAATGTAAAGAAGGCTGCAAAGAAAGTAACTGATAGTGGTTCACAGCAATAATATAAAAAACATATATGTTAAACCCGATGAGGGCGTACCAGTCATCATCGGGGAATGTCCTGAATGTAATAGTGGACACCGATCTCTTATAATATTAGATTTTAAACAGACAAAAGATGATAGGGGTAATCTTATCATGCAATGTATTGCCTGTGATTCAAAATATAAAACAGATGTGAGGTATGTGGGATGAATTCTTTTCAAGAGCTGGTCGAGGTATGTCGTCTAAAGATGTCACTCGAAGAATACAACACCAAAAAATCAATGTTATATGAGGACAAGATTAATAGGGCGTTTACATTAAACGAACTCGACAAGCTAAAGATTAAATTCAAAAAAGATATGCAAAAATTTTATAAAATGGAGAAGCAAAATGGGTAAGAAGAAATCAAGTGGTGTGAAGCATATCTCTAAAGGTATTCATTCAACAGTATCTAACAAGACCAAGAAGATGGTAAGACGTGAACGTGACTACGCTGATCGTCTTGAGTCTCAACTCAACTCATGGGCAAGAGGTCGTCGTACAATGATCACCATTGAAAACCCAAATCCAAAAGAAACAAATAAACGTTTCATTCGTGTTGAAGGCAATATCGTATTTGGTCCATGGAAGCGTGCACCAAAGGAAACAAATAAAAATGATTGAGATTTACGGGAAAGACGGTTGCTCTTATTGTGATAAGGCGTTAGAATTAGTTAAGTATCATCAGCTGCCACATGTATACCACAAGATTGGTAAAGATCTTATGCTTGAGGAATTTATGGAAAGGTTTCCTGGTGTAAAGACAGTACCAGCTGTTACTACATATGGTATGTACATTGGTGGCTATGATGATTTGGTTTCTTATGTTATGGAGAATGGTGATGACCAAGGAAAAACTTCTCGAGATCCTACACAACGAGATTATAACGCTTAAATTTACTAAGACTGATGGTACTGAACGTATCATGAGATGCACTCTTCGTGATGATCACATTGTCAAAGAAGAAAAGAAAACAGATCGTGTAAAAAAACCCAATGATAATGTTATTAGTGTTTGGGATGTTAAATCAAACGGCTGGCGCGCCTTTAGATATGATAGCCTTTTAGAAGTGTATATTAGTAATTCATAAATAAAATATAATTACTTTTATACCGGAAAATTAATGGAAGATCCTCTTCATCTCGGTCCATCATTGATGGTAAAAGTCATGGCGGGCCTAGGTGGTTTCCTAGGTGGTGCTACTTTCATGGCTTTTTATAAACCAAAAGGTGTTTGGGATGCTGCTGTAAGATCATCAATTTGTACCGGCTCTGCTATCATTGGTGCCGGTCCATTACTTCTCTGGATGAATATGGCAACAGATAATGATCATATTCTTCTTGCCGGATCAGTAATTGGTTTTTGTTCATGGTCCGTTTTATCTCTCATTGCTCATCTTCTAATGGATATACAGGATGAGAGGGTACAAATTAAATTGCCAGGCTTTATAGAACGCAAATCTTCTAAAGAATAAATCAAAGGATTTTATATTATGGGTAGTGTGGAATATAAATTTTTAGATTCCGATCTAGAAAAAAACGAGCTCAATGCTAATGCTCGTGGTGGAACAGAGTTGATGCAAGAACGTTTGCACGGAACTCTTCCCAAAGAACTCCTAGAAAAATTTCAAATCATTCCTTCACGTGTAAGAGAACTTGATCCAAATCGTATTCCGGTATTGTGGCTACATGATTTGCCAGATGATCCAGAATCAAAACATCTTCAAGATCCTGTTCTGCGTAGACGATTTAAACATATTGTTGCCGTTAGTGACTGGCAAATGCAGATGTATAATTTGATTGCTGGTGTACCATATGGGCAAAGTTCTGTTATCAAGAATGCAATCTACCCCATCCAGATGGGTGATAAAAAGTTTGATGGCACAGTAAAGTTAATCTATCACACAACACCTCATAGAGGTCTTGCAATTCTACTTCCTGTGTTTGAACGCATCGCAGAAGAATTTGACAATGTTCAACTCGATGTCTATTCATCATTTAGCATCTATGGTTGGTCTGATCGTGACAAACCATTTGAAGAACTGTTTGATCGTTGTAGAGCACATCCAAAGGTCAATTACTTTGGGGCAGTATCAAACGATGAGATCAGAGATGCATTGAAGGCATCACATATCTTTGCATATCCATCAATTTGGCCTGAGACATCCTGTCTTGCAGCCATTGAGGCCATGTCAGCAAAGAATATTATTGTATGTCCTAACTATGCAGCATTGCCAGAGACAACAGGTGGCTTTGCGGATATGTATCAATGGTGTGAAGATCCAAATGCCCATGCAGCAAGATTCTATAATGTATTGCGTGCAAGTATCTTGACAATCTTGGAAGACGGCCCCAACCAGACAAGATTGAATTTCCAGAAGGCATATACCGATACAATGTATAATTGGCAGGTCAAATCAAAACAATGGGAAGCCATGTTGACTTCCCTCCTTCCTCAAGAATAAAAAAAGCCCCTGAAAAGGGGCTTCAATCTTTTTAAATGTATTTTGTTATATTAACCCCAATCTTTAAATTCTCCTGATTCAACCTGTTCTTGATACCCTGCTTTATATGCTTCGTAATCATGTGAACAGGGATCATTCAAATAAACAATTTCACTTGAATGGGTGTCCCCTTTAAAATAATGGGGTTCAAATTTGCGACGATAGTAGGCATCGGCGGAACCCCGATCATAGGGACCGCCATGACGAGTATCAAATTCTTTCAACTTTTCCATTGTCATCATCCTTTTACTTTGAAACCCACTCATTGATCTCTCCCTTATTGAAGTATTGTGTATCGATGTTGATCAAACGATCCAACAATACTTCGCGTTTTG